CTATTTTAAATGCGTGAATATCTTGTCCATCAATCGGTCTACCATTTAAGTAGTCAGATGCAACAATATATTCCGCGTCTTCGTTTACAAATTCGCATGTTCCAGTACCTTCTGTAAATCTACAATAGTAGATTACATGTTTGATATCTTCTGTCTGGTGAGCACTCCACGCCCTATTATTTGATGAAGTAAATAACATACCACCGATAGATGTTTCTTCAGCGGTGACTCTTTCATTTGTTCCTATTTTGTTTTCACCCAACTTAGAACACCAAACATTATAATTCGGGTCATTTCGTTGAGGCATAAGAACCATGGCGTACTCTTCATTTGGTGCGACATAAATTGGTTCATCAAAAGTAAAGTCTGTTGCGTATGTTTCAGTAAAGTCGTAATTTGTCTGTCTACCACCAGATATATCTGGAGTAGTTTTTACATCACTCGCGTTAAGAGTTTTTCTAGCACCAGCAAGAACTGTGTTGGTTGGATATCCATTCAGTACTTTTCTTAACTCACATGTAATACCCTGTCCAGTATCACTTAATGAATTTGCAACATTAGCACTCTGGCCAGGCCTGTCTCTAAACCAAACTCTGCATTTCTTAATAAATGCTCCACTTGGTGCATCACCAATACCAAATGTTTGAGCAACTGGGTCTCTTCTAGCAATAGGCGGATGGTGAATGAAAGTAGGAGCGGTAGCATCAATACTAGCAGTCAAGTCTGCGTTCACAGTCATTTGGCCAGGCTGAATGTCCACATCTGTTACAACCTCACCTTTCTTCTCAACTGTAGTTTCACCACTAGTAGTTCCCAAAGTCATTGTGTGTTGTTCGTAAACTATGTCAGTTTCTTGTTGGAAAACTTGCATAGCAAAAGCAGAGTAGATTTGTTCTGCTGATGTTGTTACAAAATTAAATCTATCTTCTGGGTCATCTGTTACCCTCATTCTTCTTGTACCCACGGCAAATGTAGGCAGTCCAGCAGATTCCGCTGAACCATCATTACCTCTTGGTAACCAGTAAACAAAAGCAGCGTCACCATTTGAGTCAGTAACAATAGGTGAACCTATATCAGCAGGAGCAGAAGCACTAAAGAAATAGTTTTTACTTGCATCTTCAACACCACCCAAAGGAGCGGCATTTAATCTTGAACCTAAGAATATGTGTCCTGTTCTGGAACCAGATGCTTTCCATGCTGGAATCAGAGCGTCAAACCCGCCTGGGTCACAAGGACAACATCTATCATCTTGTCTGACATCATCAAAGTAGAAATATATTCTTGTGTTGGGTTTCATTCTACTAACCCTAACACCAATTCTGTTTCCTCTCATGTTGGGTAGTAATGAAACATCTTTAACAAAGTTACCCAATGCGTGTGTTTCGGAAGTACTAGGCCCTGCTTGTGCGGTCTGTATTATAGATGTGGTTGTTTGAACTATGTCCGAAACTTCCATCGTAGTTGTTGCAGAAGCACTAACTCCTATCGTACCACCAATCTCACCAGTTAACCCGCCAGGCGATGTTTGTTCAAAGAAACCATTTCTGGGACTACCGTTTAGAGTTGAAATATTTTGACTTACAGTACCATCAATTGTACCAGTTGCGTCTGTCGAGGCATCAAATGTAATTGATTCGTTTGGAACTGTCCTAGAGCCTGGCGTTACTACACCAGTTTCCGCGTTTAACTGACCCATTTCTACTTGAGTTTCAAATCCAACGACATTTTTACTTGCGTTAACTTGGTCAATTTGAGCAGCAACAGCACCAGCGTTTGACAATGTAATAACTTGTTTTTGTTGTTGTACTTTAAAAGTAGCACCACTATCTGAACGAGGATAGATATCCATTTCGCCATCAAAGTTGAACAATAGTTCGCCCACACAGTTTCTTACTTTAGTTGCGAATCTATTTTCTAATCCTGCTTCTTCAACAAATGGTCTTGTTATTGAACTACCTTGTCTTACCCATCCAGAAGTGCCATGAGTTTCATTTAACTTCAAGTCTATTTGATAGTCTTCAAAGTTAGGCCCTAATCGTTTTCTTGATGAATCATAAGAGGCAGCATAACTTGGGTCTGATAAATCACTTAACAAGTCTCCTTCAAATGCGTTTACATAGATACCGTTTTTAAATCTATCATTTCCGTTTGAGTCTAAAATAACTTGGTCTTTAGCTTGCATTTCCATCAAACTTAGAGCAAGATAATATTCTAGTCTATTAATTCTTTTTTCGATTGCACCAATATCTTTCATGGTGTATCGTCTGTGTTGTCCTTCTAATTTATGGAAGACAGCATTTACTTCTTGTCCGTATCTTTCCGCGAGGCCTGGCGACAATGATGGGAAAGGTGGAACCTGTATTTCAGCAATCTGCATTGCATCATCCATAGATGGCCCTTTAGCAGGCAGAGAAGAAACACCCTCAACAATCTTCATCTCTCCAGATTTACTAATAACAAGTTTGTCGATTCTTGGTAAGTAATATTCTACATCCGTGGTAAAGTTACTATTAGGAGTTGGGAACTGAATACCGTTTGATGGTAAATCAAAGTCCTCTGTAGGATATGGGTTTTCAGTTGCAACCGCTAATGTTGTGGCAGATACAGCAGTTTGTTTAACTCTAGGTCTAAAATCAATAGTATCGCGTAAACCAAATGCACCTAACTTTTTAGAAGTGTATGTGGGAATCTCAAATGTGTATATACCAGTAGCACCAGTATCATCTACTGGGTAAGAATCTTTTGCAAAGTATGTTCCGTTTGAACCACCATAGTTAGCAGTAAAATGACTCAGTTTAACTGTTAAAAGTTTATCTGTTGTACTGAGAGAACTACTAGCCTTCTTGACAATTTTTCCGTGTCCATAGAAGTTATCTGTTTGTCCACTATCTAAAACAAATTCTTTTTTATAGTCTATTGCGTTATCGGTGTCATCAAGATATACATTCAAGTCCGATGAAACATATATCGCTTCAATTTCTTTAACATCCACTATACCAAGAGGCCATGGCCCGTTTGCACCACCGATATTATCTCGCGTGTCAATCTTGACATACCTACCAGTATTAAGTGATTTTGGTACTGGAGGCGCGTCTACTACTTTCATTTCCACCTGTAGATAGGCATCGTATGCTCCACTTGGAGTACCAACATCAAACTCCATTGTTTGTCCGTTGGCAGCAGCGGTAACCATACTTGGAGCAAGTCTGATAACTCTACCTTCAGAACCAGATATTGTTCCCATACCACAGTTTGTAACACCAGAAGTCTTACATACCATGTAAATCTTATTATCTAATATTGTCTGTGTAATACCAGCAGCGGTATATGGGAATATTACTTCTGAACCAAGAGATGCAGAACTGATACTAAATGTACCAGAAGCTCCAACACTTACATTGAATTCTTCTGTATAGTAATATTGAGTATCATAACTTCCACCTCCAGCAGCTGCAAGAGTCTTAGTTGACTGCCAAGGTGCTGGATAAATTAATTTGTTGTATTCTGTACCATGAAGAAGAGCGGTATCTTTAGTCCCATCGCCACTTACATCTTCGAGTATGATATCAGCGAAACCACTATCTGTGGAATTCGGGAACTGAATTGTTCTCGCGTCTTTTAAATCACCATCTCGTATTCTTACATCATATACAAAAAGTCTGTATTGTGTAGCAGCAGCGCCTGGGTTTCCAGATGCCCTCTTTAAGGCACGAACTCTACATGTACCAATGGTTGTTCCCAAAGCGGCATGTCCACCAAATGTGCCATCCGTATGAGCACCAGCACCAGTTTGTGAACCTATACTTCCGTAATATCCGATGTTACATAAAGCACCGTTTTCTAAATCAAAAGTTCCAGCAAGTTCTTTAACATTGAAGTAGTTACCATATCCCATAGTAACATCTCTTGCTTCTTTTGTCTCTGTCGATGTTCCTTTTCTAATTTTTATTGGGGTATTTTTATAGTATTCTCTTCGGTATCCATTTGCATATGCTACGCCTGGCGAAACCAATGCGACCAAGTGGTCTGCTGAGCCTGGGTCTGTGGCGTTTGTACTAAATCTATATCCTTCGTTATCTATCCTGTATGATGTACCTCTGTAACCAAAACTTACCGTTCCACTAAGAACATCTCCACTTGTATGTGTAGGCGGAGCTCCAGAACTAGAAGTTCCAGCAATACTTACCTCATATAGTTGTCCTAAATGATTGACAAACTGTCCCAAACTATAGTTTGTATTTGTAGTAGTGTTAAATGCCACACCTTTTACTGTTTTAAGGTGTTCTATCATTTTTATCGTGAACGGTGTTATAACATAATCACCATCACTTTCATTTTTTTCTACCGCGAGAGCTTTACCAAGTTCTGCAAGTTCATTCAATCTAGTATCATATTTCTTTTGTATCTGTCCTGCTTTTACTTTATAAAGAGCAGTAAACCCAGTTGGCATTTCAAAATATTTGAATACCACAGTACCATCTGTCGCGTTACCTGTAGTATGAACTGGGCCAGAACCAGATGAATTACTTATACCAGAAGTAATGACTTCGTAAATGTTATCTCCATTTGATATAAACTCACCAATTTCATATGTGGTTGAGTTTGAGTAATCTTTTCCGTAAGGTACTTTTGTAACTACGGTGTCTATCTTAGTTCTATCGGCGCCTGGCGCATTGTAATTGTAAGCACCTGTAGCGGGGTCTAAAAGACTTGTATCATCATCTGAAGTTACAATTGACTCATTTACTTTAATACCAACAAAGAAGTTGACATTCATATTGTAATCGTCAAGTCTTATTTTTTGGGTATCGTTAGCAATAAATTTACCCTGTGCGTAAATAATACCTTCTTCTATAACAAAGTCTATCGCGTACCCATAAAAGTTTTTTGTAAAACTAGTGATGTCTGTATTATTATCTACAACAAAGGTGTCTCCGTTTCTTCCAGAATCGGTACTTGTTACTGTTAATGTTTCTCCTGCCTCAAATCTTACAGAAGCTTCGATAGTACCAGATTCTAATTCATTACCTTTGGTGTAGTTAAGATAAAATGTTTTCTTTTTAACTGCATCCGAATCGGTTCCAGTTTTAACATCCGTAATTTCTGCTTTGATTCCTGTCGTAGAACCAGTTATTGTATCACCGATGTAATTTGCAAGGGTGTCATTTGATACGGCAGTAGCAGAAGCATCGACATCGTTGACTTTAATATAAGGGACATTGATTGGATATCCAGAACCGCCTCTTACTGTAGCACCATCTTTAAAAACGAAATCACCAAACTCTTTTATGGTGTTCAGCATGTAATCTTGCAACTGAGTTAATTCTCTTGCTTGTACCGCAACTCCAGGCTTGAAGACTACGCGATTAAACTTTTTCGCTGCTGAAAAATCGTTATAATAAGGTGTTACATTTAAATCAATCGCCATTTCTTTTCCCTTAGAAAGTAAATATTATTTTTACTGTCTCTACTTGACCCTCTTCTCTTGTAATAGGTTTTCTATTATCAAAGTAAACTATGTCTCCAGAATTATTATTTATTTCTGGGTTTGTAAGACTATTTATAGGTAAAGATGAGAGTCCTTTTGTTAAATTTGTAATTGTGTCACTAGTGCCTATTCCAGAGACATCTTCCTGTAAATAAACACTATCATCCACTCCATTTCCTGTTGTGTCTCGTAACTGTGCTACTGTGAAACTACCACCACTTGTTGCTTCTAGTTTGTCATCTGCCCCATAATTGTTGGGGTCACTTATTCCGATGATAAAGTGAGGAGAACCAGTTGCGTCATCGAATAAGGATGTTAAACCATATTTAGTGATGTTTTTCATCAATCCTACTTGTCTATAATCATTTCCAGTTATTAAATCTCTTGAATCATTGTCAAATGATACTGTTACACCCACTCTCTTACAAAACAATTCTTTCTGTGGATGAGCACCGTGTCCATCAATAGGTGATATGATAACTCTAAAAGTAGCATTAGTACCACCACCAGATGCTTGTGTTAAAGCAATAGATGCCTGAGTGTAACCAGAGCCTGGATTTGTTATTGTTACCCCTGTGATATTTCCGTTTGTATTTACCACAGCGGCCCCAGTAGCACCGATTCCATCTCCTAAAATCTTTACACTTACATCACCAGCAGTATAGTCTGAACCTTGATTGGTAACCACTATGTTATCAATAGTTCCTTTTACAGCAGTACCTTCCACATTTGTCTGTAATGATGGTGTATCTGTACCACCCAGAACAGCATCTGCTTTCGCGTTAGCACCAGCACCACCAGTTAGAACTATATCTGCAAAGGTATATCCAGTACCAGCAGTAGTAACGGTTATGGCGGTTACTGCTCCACCACTAACAGTAGCAGCAGCAGTAGCACCAGTTCCATCTCCGTTTATAGTGACCGTAGGTGGTGAGGTATATCCACTTCCACCAGCACTAACTGTGATACTATCTATTTCACCGTTTACATCAAACGATGGTTGACCAGCACCAGACACTTTCCTAACAGGTATATAAGCAGTAGATAAAAATCTAGTTCTATCCGAAGCACCTATCTGGAATAAAAATTTCCATTTATAACCGTCTGCGGTTGTAAATATTTCTGTACCAGTACTATTAGGTTTTGTAGTACTTTGTGCATTGTTGTTATTATCGATACATTTGAAAACATTAAAATCGTCTGTTAAGACATAATAGTTTGCAGTCTGTAAAGATGTCGCACCACTATTGGCGGTATTCGTGGAACTATAAGCATCATCATACTTATCATATACTGTTCCACTTACCCAATCTATCCTACGAGCTAACATAGCCGTGTCAGCAGACTGCACTCTTTTTACAAAAAGTATCTTGTCTCTGAAATTCTGTACATCGACACGATTATCTACCGATGTATCAGGCGCAGTATCATCCGTCCATGTTTCAGTACGCGAGGCGGCAAGATAAAATTTATCATTGCCGTTATAGATGTCTCTATAGAAAGACCTCGCCTGATGAAACCTTGCCTGTTCTAATAACAGAATGGCCATGTACTAACTCCTTAGTTTAACTCTTAGGAGTCAGATACAGTAACCGTCCAAGTGATCTTTAGTGTATCAGCAGCAGCTTTGTTCACCACGCTGAATACAGTCCTACAAAGTAGTGTTCCACCCGAACTAGCATTTAAAATAGCTGCCTCAACTACTGCTCCAGTACCAGTACCAGCGGGGAAGTCCCCCACATAAGCAACTGAATTTGAAGTAACAGTAGTAGAAGTTAAAGCGACTCTACCAAGTTCTGTACCTAATGCAGTATTACCAGCAGCGGCAGCAGTATTATCTGAACCGATTGCCATGTGTGACATTGCAGTAGCGGAAGCATCTTTCATACGAGATGCGATATAGTTAAGACCGTTGTTTACAACGACATTTTTTATTTCTTGGGTTTCTTTTAAGTTCCCAAACTCATCAAACAGCTCAACGGTCAATCGACCTTTGGCGTCTAAGGCATTTTTTTGCAACATTGTTATCTCCTCTAAAATTAGTTATTGCCTTGTTATTCCTTATTTATAAGAATTAAAATTAGTTTTTAAAAATTCACTACAGTATCAGCGACATAATCTTCGGCAAAATAAGTTAAATCGACTGTATATGACTGTGATATAAGACTACCACTATCTCCCATAGCAACATCTTCGTCTACAGAAGAACCTGTTAAGTCGATTTCTATGTTTAAACTGGTAAGCGAATCAGCAGTATTTGAAGTATCTGTCGGCGCAGTTGTGATATCAAAGTTATTTATACTGTCAGCAGTAGCGCCTGTATCAGATGGATTTACACCAATATCAAACTTGGTCACCGCATCAGCGATGTTAAATGTATCTGCATATACACCACCGTGTTCTAAAGATGTTGAGTCTTGCATCGCGGTAGTGTCAGTACCAATCAATTGTGGTTCTATTGATATAGTATCATCACTTGTAAATGTATCAGCTCTAGCAGCAGTTACATCAAATACTGTTGACTCATCAGCATTTGGTGTATCTGTTGGGTTGACTCCGATATCAAACTTGTTCACCGCGTCAGCGATGTCAAATGTGTCAGTAGGTCTTGGTTGAGCTTCTACAACAACACTATCAGCAGTATCGAATGTATCAGTAGGTTCTCTGAAGAATACGAATGATATCAATACAGACTCACTCATTTCAGCGGTATCTGTGAATGATGTTTCGACTGCAAGATTTGTCAAGACATCATTAGCAAAGAAGAATTCTGTACTTCTTTCGGCATCATCTGCAATAAGAACTGTATATCTACCAGAATCATTAGCAAAGTAATCCAATGCATATTCACCAGTATCCGTAGAATTGAAGTTCATCTCTATTAGTTTCTGTGGATTACCAAGTTCTACATACGGGCCACCGTCATTTAAGAAGTAGTCACCAATACCAAATCTCTCAACATAGTCATCCGATGCAGTACCATGTTGTACAAAGTATGGGTCACCAGTTTCAGTTCCATCTGAAGTCGCGTAGTAAACTCTTACCGATGTACCAACAAATGTATATGGGCCTTCTTCGGATTGAATTCCAACACTATCGGATGGAGCAGTTGTGACATCAAATGTATTGATGGCATCGCCTGGGAAAATTGAGTCAGGGCCTGCTTCTGTAATTGTGATATCTTTAACAACTGTTTCTTGTACCAGAATTTCTTCAATGTCTGGATATACAAAGAACATGTAAACATCTGTCTCTACCGTAAATCCAGCAGAGAAATCGATATCTTGTTTAATCTGCAAATCACCATATAACGCGAAACCAGCTGGGTGAGCAGACCTCTTGACATATTCTTTCCACTCAGATGCTTGTAATTCTGATTGTATTTGGTAAGCGAATGGTTGATATACTAAATTGTCAAATAGTTTGTTTGCATCCGATAAGAACCCACCAGCGTCACCAGCTACACCACCCAATACAGCATTATATCCTGTAGTGAAATCAACTAAAGCAATCTCACCTGTAGGAGATTCTAATTCTATCTGGAAGTCTTGTCGATTAAATCCTTGTCCTACCGCGAGAACTTCAAATGTAGCAGGATATCCAACTGCATCTAGTGAAGTAACCCTCACATAAGCATTGTTAGATACACCAGTTAATGTATAATCCTCTAAGAAATAATCTGTCGCGTAAACACCAAGGACTCCACCAGTTTCATTAATAACATAAGAATCACCAATTTTAAATCCACCAGCAGTTGTACTTGACCCATCCTTTATTGAATTGAATTTAACAGAATTCAACACCCTAGTTACCATGCCCTTCATGGCACTATAAACATCCCCACTAGTGAGGTCTGGGAATACTTCTCCTGCTAAACTAACAAAGGTAAGAGTTAATCCAGTTGATATTCTAAGGTCTGGTAAATTATTATACCCATCTCCCATTTGGTTATTTGTAAATAGAATTTGGTCTACCACACCGTTTGTGGTTCTAGTTTCTAATAATGCTTCTGTAGTAATTGTATCAGCAGCATTTTTAGTTACAACAACCTGTGGGTTAGCAGCGTATCCAGTACCACCATCAATGATAAGTGCCCTTTTAATTTTACCATTTGTAATGGTGGCAACTTTTATTTTAACCCCTGTTCCTGATCCACCAAACTCGGTAGCAGGAATTTCTATTATTTCATTTGGATAGTAATCAGTACCATTATCTGTCATCGTAACACTAGATACCGCGTTACCAGCGATAACTACTGTAAATGTTGCACCAGAACTCCCACTAGAATAGTGTCCAGAAGTACTAGTTATTTCAATAAATCTAAACTTGACATTACCGTCTGTCGCGTCACCCGACTCATGGTTTGGGCCAATACCAGTTCCATTTGTAAGACCTGTATTAATAGCAAGGTATATTTTGTTGTTTGCTTTTACATATGTTCCTTTGGTTATTGATACAGAATTACCATAATCAATATCAATATAAGAAGTAAAATCTGAATCAGTAATACTATATGTGCCATCAACTACTGAGGGGTCTGGTGTGTTATAAGCACCGCCTCCGCCTGTTCCTGTAATTGTACCTATATCCCCTGCTACTTCTGGTTGAAGCATTTCATCACTTGAAAGACTACCAGCGCCTGGGCCTGGCAAACTAAAAGTGTTGTCTATTCCAGATAGTACAAGTTCATATGCTTGAGGATTGGTGTAAGCAATTTTCTTAACTGACTGAACACTTGCTCTTTTTGTGTAAGAGTTCGTAACTGACCCGACTGATTGATAATAATGTAGGTCTACTTGTTGACCGACAAAATCTGCTGGGTCATAGTCCTCTGAAGTTGTGTTGATATAAGTTTTTCTTTCGTAAACTTTAACAACATAATCTTGTTGCCATCTACTTGAAGATGGTCTAAGTACGAATTCCTGTGCATTGAATAGTTGTACTTCTTCATTATAAAGTATTCTGAACAAAAGTTTGATTGCTTCTGCACTACCCTTAGCAGTATAAAAGTCATTGATATTTTTTAGAACAAGACTTAATTTAGCAGTCTGACCTAAAGGTAAATCCTTTACATAGTCCTTATAAAATTCTTTGAGGAAGTTATCATCTGTATTAATGCTTCCATCATCGTTAAAATCAACATCCAATTTAGCAAGAAAATCTTGCAATACTTTGAGTGGGCCATGTTTAGAAGCATCGGTTGTATTAGTGAGTTCCATAAACTCAAAATACTTTTCAATGAATGTTTGAAAGAGAGGGTGGTCATCTCTAATAAATTCTGGTAATTGGTGACCAACTAATTTTGAAATCGTTGGTTGAGAATATACATCTGCTTTCGCAATGATATCAATCTCTGCTGTTAGTGTTCCACCCTGTCCACCATTAATATGAGTAATTGTACCAGTTACAGTTAACTCTGAACCGACACCACCAAGTGCGGTGGGAAGAAATGAAATAGTATCATCTTGTACATAATTACTACCATTGGCAACTGGTGTTATAGAAGTTACATCACCATTGCCATCGATAACAATATTAAATGTACCAAATTCTCCAACTCCGCTTGTAGAAGTAGGTGAGACACCAGTATATGTTCCAGCGTCAAGACCTGTGTTTGTAGTAGTACTAGTAACAGTTGTAGCACCACCAGCCACTTTTACTGAAGGTGTTAGAGAATATCCATCACCGCCTTCAGTAATAGTAATCGCGGTTATATCACCAGAACCAGCAAAATCAATAGTAGCAGTTGCGGTTGCTTGTATAGGATTATCACCAGTAGGTGCATCTATTAAAAGAGTAACAGGTGAGGTATATCCAGAACCAGCCGTGGTTATGGCAACGGTTTTAAGATACTCTAAATATGATGGTATTCGATTAGTCATCCTTTACCCTTGATATCATAGTAACAGCAACACCTTGTTTAACATTGTTGGTTGTGTCTATCTGAGAATCATCAAGGGATAGGATTATGTTTCTTGCTGGTAAAGCGGTAACAGCATAACTTTGTTCTTCGGTTGCACGAATTAAATCGTCTGTAGAAATATTTTTTGCACTTTCGTGTGGTGTTATGTAAACCCTAACATCCGTATTTCCTGTCCCACTAATAGCATCTATTTGTAAAGATGTTATATCCAATGACCCTGTATCATAGTCGATAGTTCCTACAGTTCCCCCTATAATTGTGTTTGTTGCCTTTGTTTTTAAAATAAGGTCACCTTTCGCAAGGTTAAATCTCTGACCATTGTATTGTTGTGAGGCAGTAAATGTCTCATCTGGTTTATCTGTAATATAAACTTCGTCTTGAGAACCGTTTATATTTACAGTAAAATAATTCGTTCTAACAGAACTAGCTAATAGTTTGTTATTGTACTTCAATTGATATCTTGTTGCAGTACCAAGAGTAGGTGTTAATTTTTTCATTAACCTCATTTCTATATTGTTTGCCAAAATAGAATCACTTGTCTGGTCTAATTCTTTACTCAGTTTCGAGAAGAAAAAGTTTTTCTTTAATTCGTTAACATTACTATTAAAGTGAGTTGTTATCTGGTCTAATATCTTTGTCTTAATAGCGTCTGAACTTTCCGTAGTTAGTTTCGGGTCATAAGTTACAGCAATGTTGAAACCTATGAATAAAGTTTCTGCATCAACAAATTCTGTAACCAACGATACTGGAAGTTTGGGTTTGATAACATTGTTGGCAATATCATTTTTTTCCGTGTCGGTTATAACAAATCCACTTTGGGGTTGTAGTGATATATAAACTTTACCATAAACAGGAGGAGAATTATCCTCTCCACCCCACACAGTAACGGATTTAATATTTGGGTTTGATTGTTTAATTGCTGTTTCGTAGTCAGTAGATGTCACAACTCTACCTTTTGCAGAATTAAATCGCGGTGCATTGAAACGAATACTGTTGATATTTTCTAACTCAAATCCACCTGTGGCTGCAGAAACAGTTGTACCTGTAATATTTTCAGATGACCCAGTAATGTTTGATGGTGGGGAGAATTTTCTAGCACCATTTCCCTGTGTAGCATTTCCAAGAATGTATTCACATATAACAATATTTCCTACATCTAATTGTTTACCAAGAACGCCGTCACCAAAAACAACTTGATAATATCCATCTGTTCTTTCCTCTAAGTAATATATTGAAGATGTAGCTGTGACTCCAGTAATTTGTTCCGAAAATGCGAATGGCGTAGCATTTAAATTAGTATTAGAGGTCTGCACTTTTACTGTTAGTGTAGTAGTGTCAACATTGTCGTTGGGTAATATTATTGGCCCAGACCTATTCGTAGTGCTAATCACCTCTGAGGTGTTAACTCTTGTGCCTTCTACTAAAGTTATATTAGTGAATCTAAAAGCAGAAACACCATTAACAATTGTTTTAGCTACGGTATAATCTTTGTCTGGCAAGAAACTAAAATTTCTTCCGTTTACATTGGATGTAAATACTTTGTCTTTTGTTAAAGTAAGATTCGTTGATGTATAAGATGGGTCTGGTGTTATCGTAAGGTTAATAACACCTTTAGCGGAACGAGCAGACCTTGGTGTGTATCCCATCGTCTTCGCAATGGATACAACTGAATTCCTTTTTACAGCAGAATCAATAAATGCTTCATTAGATACCATATGTGCAAGAACGGCATTATAGTGAGTGTTATACGCGAGTAAATCTACAAGTTGCGAGATACCAGATGCTTCAAAATCAAAGTCTGCAAACTCTGTTTGATTTTTTAAGTGTGTCTTTAGATTCGTTTTTATCGTATCGAAATCTAGTTCTGTTACATTTTTGACTGCCATTTGTTTTATCCTATCGTTACTGTAGTAGTGGCTGCGAGAGCGTGACCACAAGTAGCCGTACTACCTGTCACGCATGGAACAAGACCGTTCATAGTGACAAGCGCAGTATTACCTGTTGCCATTGTAGCGGCAGCATGCGGTGATGTCCCATGAGAAGCAACTACTGAACCTATACATATAACCGATGTCCCATTTATTTTCACGGTAGATGTCAATCCTGTTACGGCTCCACCAGCAACATTTCCTGTTATTCCTACAGCTGGCATTATCTTAACCTCTCCAATACTAATCCTAGTTCTTGCATCTCTCTAATTCCTCTAGTGTAAAAAAATATTTTACAACTAAATGCATTTTCATTCTGGTCTGGGTAAACCTCTACATCTTCTACTACAACTCTTGGTTCATAGTTTACAATCGCCCTTTTTATTTCTGTCGCAAGACTTGTACCAGTAGCCATATCAACTGGTTCAAATAACAGTCCTCTTATTGGAGAACCATATTGCGGTTTAAATGGCTTTTCATAGTATTGAGTTAACAATAATGACCTTAACGATTGTTTAACCGCTTGAACATCTACCCTTCGAGCAATATCCTTTGTATTTGGGTTTTTTGTAAAACTCAAATCAAAATCTTTATATATTGTAGTAGGTCGTTTAAGCATGTGACTATTTATAATACTTTATGTTACCCAAATTGATTCTTTGTGTCTTTATCTACTGTTGATTCTTTTGGTACAACTTCCAATCTTAAATTCTTGAGAAAATCCTTTAACCTTTTTATCGTGGGCGAAAACCCCTCATTCTGAATTTCTTGTAAGTCCACTTGTCCAGCATCTTGACTGAACTTCGCAGAAGTTACTTTAATCTTACCGTCTTTTGCCTTTTCAAAATTAGGCATCGCTTCACATAGAGATTCTAAGTCACCCCCCAAACTATCAAAGAATCCAGCGGGGTCTCTTAGGATTTCATTTATGGTATTGTTTTTATCACCATATTTGTCTTCCAACTCTTTAGCTTTAGCAGCAAACCTTTCCACTTGTGCAGCCAATGCTATCAAATCACCAAGTTCATCCGCGAATGGTATACCCTCTTTTAAAGACTCTATTAATCCCTGTAGGTCACCAAATTCCTCTTTAAACTTCTCCTCAAGTTCTTTAAAGTCTTTGATAAATTTTATCTTGTTTAACGCGACTCCTATATCATTGGCAAGTCCATCTGCAAACTCGTCTATTCCTTCACTTAGTACTTTGCTAGCATTATCAATGGTATCCGCGATGTCACCAAATGCTTTTCCTATTCCCTTACAACTCATCTCGTATCCTTTAGTTTAGTGCAATCGAAACACCAGTAACCGTAACAATACCAGCAGCAGCCAATGATGCAGCTGCTCCAGCAGAAATGGCAACAGCTGCTCCAGCAGTAATCGTAACAGCACCACCACCAGTAACAGTAGTAGCACCACCAGCAGTTAAACTCGCGGTTCCAGCGGTAGCAGCGTATGATATAGCACCAGCAACTGCAAGGTCAGAAATAGCACCAACGGTTGCAGTTCTGGACATTGTACCAAGACCAGCAAGAACATCTGTAAAGTTACCAACACCTGTAATATTTCTAACTATTTGACCAGCACCAATAATATCATCACTAATAGATGCTGGAATCTGATAACTCAAAGCGGATGTCAATAAATATGGTGCTGGTGAATATATATTATAGATTCCACCATTCGGCCCGACTGCCGATGTTAATTTCCTACCAATATTTGAAGTTGGGCCAGTCAAAGGTATCTGTTCCACATTTGGAGTAAGAGAATGAATGCCTCCAACATTACCAATTCTTTCTACCATATCGACTCTAGCAGTTGTATTGACTCTATCCCCCAGAATATTAATACTACTTCCAATGCCTGGCACTTTGGGTACATCTGTGGGTTGAGCTGCAAGGTCAATGTTCCTAAATGCACTAACTTTAAATGAACCACCTTTTACAATTTTAGGAGGCGCTGCCGAAGCACCATCTTTTATAGATTGCATTACTGATTTTGTGTCAATACCAAATCTAGGCATAACATTAAAGTTAGCATCTCCAGTTGTAACACTTTCCAAACCACCTCTATTGAAGTTACGATGTGGGCCTTGGTGAGTAGTATTAGTATCTCCAGTTACCCTTAATTTGTAATTACTAAGTGATGATTTCTTTTTGTCAGTAGACCCAACTTGAACATTATAGTTTCCGACTGTGTGTATAGAAAATGTACTTTCCGTATCAACTAACTCGTGTCCTTGTATCTTGTTTAACCTATTACCCATTACAGTATTATATGAGTGTCCACTCACATGTTCATATTTGTTTCCCTTGACATTAACATTGTAATCGCCATCAACCATAAGGTCAAAGTTGCCTTTGACATACATGTATCTGTTAGTTAAATCAATGACATAATCATCACCGACTATTTTTTCTACCTTGGTTCCGTCTGGTTGAATCTCTCTAAATGTTCCAGCGGTATGATATTCGTGTATTCTTTCCGCGTCTGGTGTGTCATCAACCTCAAAAACATGTCCACTTTCTGTTTCCCTTACATGGTTATAAGGATACTTGGATTTAGAAATTTCGGAACCTTGTGGGTGCGGTTCTTCCCAATAAGTTGGTTCGTATATGCCTGGCGATACTGGAACCTCTTCACCATCATTATCATGTTCGTATGGAAGTTCTTTGTTATTCCATCCAGATATTTTACTTGCAAATCCTCGCGGTATCCCATTGTCATCTTCGCCAGCTCCTATTCTCGTTTCTCTTTTTCCCTTTAACGAATAGTGATTTTCTGACATGTCACCCCTAGCAAGTCTAGAGGATGATGCTTCTCCCAGAACATTCTTACCTACATCAACTTCATCAACACCTTCCGCGAGACCAGTAAGTTTATTGCCTTCCGCGTCTAATATGCCACCAAGTCCATCACTAACCATTCCTTTGACTTTATCTGCAAGACCCTCGTCTTCTGATATCTTTAATTCTTTTCTGCGTGGATAAGTACCTGTGGGGTCATAGAATCCTCTTTCTGCCAAAGATTCTGGTGATTCTGGTGTATCGTCATCATCGATTGTCGGTACATTGTCTTCTACACCAAAAGAACCCATGATAACTGGTATTTGTCCATCTTCACCATCGACAAAGAATCCTATTACGGTTGAACCTTCTACTAATCCAGTAGGAGATGAACCAACACCCGATATAGCAGCTGAAGTAACTGGTTGCATAGGAATAGACCAAGGCAGAGATTCGGTTGGCA